CTTCGGCCAAGCCACCGAACTGGTCGTGGTCATCCCCAAGAAGAACGGCAAGACCACCATGCTCGCGGCGCTCTCGCTGTTCCACGCCGCTGAGGTGGACGATTCCGAGGTCATCATCGTCGCGGCGTCCGGGGACCAGGCCGGCATCATGTTCCGGCAAGCCGAGAAGATGCTCCGCCGGTCAGGGGTGGCTCCCGAACCGACGTACGACAGCCGGGGGCAGGCTCACGCCAACGCGAACACCAAGGTGGTCGGCGGTGCGCAGTATGAGATCCGGTCGGGGTTGCGGGAGATCCGCTGTAACGGGGGCCGGATCAAGGTCATGGCGGCCGATGCTCACACCTCCGACGGCCCTATCCCGACCTTGGCCTTGGTGGACGAGCTCCACCGGCACCCCGATGGGGAACTGTACGGCGTGCTGGCCGACGGCCTCGGGCCTCGCGGGGGCCGGATGGTCACGATCTCCACCGCCGGCTCGACGGAGGCATCCCCGCTGGGGTTGCTGCGGGCACGGGCGCACAAACTCGACGCCTCTCACGCGACCAAACGGCACAGTCGATACGGCGAAGGGCAGTTCGTGTTGCACGAATGGGCGCTCGAACCCGAAGACAAACCGGACAACCTGCAGCAGGTGAAGTGGGCGAACCCCTCCCACATGCAGTCGATCGCCGAACTGAGACGTCGACGTTCGTCGCCTTCGATGACGCCCGGACGTTGGTTGCGGTTCGCGTGCGGGATATGGACCCACGGTGAGGAACCTGCGATCACGCCGAACGAGTGGGACCGGTGCCGGGTGGACATCGGCCAGGTGACTCCCGGTGACGAGGTGGTGTTGGTGCCGTCGGTCGGTCACAACGCGGCGATCGGTATCGCCTCGGTGCGCGATGAAGGACGGATCGCGGTTGCCGCTGAGGTCTTAGACCATACCGACGGGTCGATGTTGGTCGCGGTGGAGGACCGGATCGTGGAGCTGTGCGACCTCTACCACGTCTCAGCGGTGCATCACCCGCTCGGCGCGTTCATCCGCTCCGCCGACCTGTTGAGCGCTCGCGGTGTGCAGATGATCGAGGCCCCGCACTCGCCGGTGCGGCTCTCCGCTGCGTCGGGGACGTTCGACCGGCTGATGCGGGGCGGGCTGTTGATGCACGACGGCGACCCCATCCTTCGGAACCATGTGCTCGCGGCGCAGGTGAAGACTTCCGAACAAGGTGAGCGGTATGAGATCGGGAACCCATCGCGTGCGCTGATCGCCGTAGCGTTCGCTGTCCACGCTGCATCGGCGAACCCGAACGAAGCGCCGATGTTCTTCGCGATGTGACCTAGACGCCGAACGCACCCTTGGGTCGTGGGACTTCGCGACTACTTCCGCGCTGCCTTGGGCGGTAACACGGGGCCCGGCGCGCCGTGGCCCACCGAGAGTTACTCCATCGACAAGATGGCGCTGTGGGGTTCCGGCGCCGACGGTTACTCGGACTCTTACTCAGGCGTCGATGTCAACCAATCCACGGCTCTCACGATGGTCGCGGTCTACGCCTGCGTGCGGCTCATCGCCGAGACCATCGCCGCGATGCCGGCCGACCTGTTCCGTAAGCAAGGCTCCGAGTCGGTCGAGGTCTCCCGCCCGCCGACGTGGTTGCACACGCCGAACCCCGAGACGACGTGGTTCGATCTCATCGAGCGGTGCCTGTCGTCGCTGAACCTCGACGGGAACGTGTTCCTGCTCATCACCGCACGCGACCAGTTGGGATTCCCGACGGAGTTCTGGACGCTCAACCCGCGCTCGGTCGTGGTGCGCCGCCGCGGCGGCAAGGTCGAGTTCATATGGGAAGGCGATGAGAATCACCCACTCAGCAGGTTCGGCCCGACCAACCCAGGTGGGGACGTGTTGCACATCAAGGCGTTCTCGGATGGGGGTCTTCGTGGCCTGTCGCCTATCGAGGTGGCACGTCAAGCCATCGGGCTCGGGCTGGCGACCGAGAAGTATGGGTCGCGGTTCTTCGGTACAGGTCAGGGGTCGATGCCGGGAGTGATCGAGATCCCAGCCGGCAACCCCGCTGCCACCGCCGATTACGTCGACCAGATGCGCGACGCATGGGCGAAGGCGCACGCCGGCACCGACAAGGCTCACAAACCTGGGTTCCTCACGGGTGGCGCGACGTGGAAGACGGTCTCCATCTCCCACGAAGACGCGCAGTTCCTCGACACCCGCAAGTTCCAGGTGGTCGAGATCGCGCGGCTGTTCCGCGTCCCGCCGCACCTGATCCAGGAACTCGACACCACGACATCGTGGGGGACCGGCATCGAACAACAGTCCATCGGCTTCGTCCGCTACTCGCTGCTGCCCTGGCTCGTTCGCCTGGAGTCGGGGTTCAACCAGATGACCCCACGCGGTCAGTTCCTGAAGTTCGACGCGAAGGGACTACTACGCGGAGACTCGGTCGCCCAAGCGCAGGCGTATCACCAGGCCATCCTCGACGGGTACATGAGCCGGTCGGAAGTCAGACGGCTCGAAGACCTGCCGCACGAACCGGACCTTGACGAGTTCCTGTATCCGTCGAACGAGACGGTCGTCGGCGAGGAACCTGCGCCTGTTCCTGATGCGCTCGTGGGTTCCTTGCCACCGGACGGAACATCAGAACCATGAGTGTCATCGACGCCCCGAAGCGGTCCCTTATGCGCGGCATCACCGAATGGCAGACCAGCTACGCCCAGGCGGAGGTCTCGGCCGACGGCAACACGCTCGCCGGTTACGCCGCGGTCACCGGTATCTGGTCGGACTTCGACAGCTTCGAAGGACCGTTCCGCGCACAACTCGCGCCCACGGCCTTCGATAAGACGATCCGCGACCACCCACCGGCGCACTTCAAGGCGCTCGTGGACCACGGGCATGACTCGTTCGGCGGCCTGCCTATCGGCGTGCCGACCAAGGTGGAGATGCGCCCGAAGGGGCTGTGGACGGAGATCCAGCTGTCACAGGCGAAGTCGGTGCAAGAAGAGATCAAGCCGCGCCTCGAAGAAGGCTCGCTCAACGGGATGAGCATCACGTTCGAGGTGCTGGACGAGGAATGGTCGACCGCCGACGACGGCATGGACGAGCGCGTTATCAAAGAGGTTCGGCTCCACGAGTTCGGACCCGTGGTGTGGCCGCAGTTCCCAGAAGCGGCAATCGCGGGCGTGTTCAGTCAGAGAAGGGATGAGGCCGTGACACCCGACGAAGAGGGCCGCAGCACCGAAGAGGCCGCTGCACCCAACGACGAGGGCCGTGACACCTCTGAGGATGAGCGGCACAAGCGTTTGGAAGCTCTGGACGCCCAGACCGCACGATTCGCAGAGGAGATGAAGGAATGCCAACGACCAACGACATGATCGAAAAGCTCCACGACCAGCGGCTTACCGCGGTCGAGGCGCTTCGCGGTCTGGTGGTCGAGGTGGAGGCCCGCAAGGACCACGCCTGGACAACCGAAGACAAGCTCCAAGAGCAGCTGATGAACGCCGAGATCGACAGCCTCGGTGACCGCATCGAGTCGCTGATCGGTCTGGAGAAACAGAACGCCGAGACCGACAAACAGCGCGAAGCATTCGAGCGCGTCGTGCGACCGGATGGGGTCGGCAAAGACCCGAACTCGGTCGATGACCGGCTCACGCAGTTCATGCGCTCGGCGCTGCCGGACTCCGACACATGGGGACCGAAGGCGATCGAGTTCGCGATCCCGCAGAAGACCAAGGACTACGTGAGGGCCAAGGCAACCGGCTCGCTGGAGTCCTTCGACCTCGGTGTGGGTGTGCCGAACGCGACCACGGCCGGTGGGTACACCGTGCCGACCGGGTTCCTAGCGACGCTGTATGAGCACCTGATCGAGTTCGCGGCGATCCGCCAGACGAACGCCCAGATCCTCACCACGAGCTCCGGTGAGAACCTGCTCGTGCCGAAGACCACCTCCCATGGTGCCGCCGCGCTCGTGCTCGAAGGCGGAACGTTGGCGGAGTCCGACCCGGCATTCGGTCAGGTCACGCTGAACGCTTACAAGTACGGGCAGCTGATCGAGATCAGCACCGAGCTCGTGAGCGACAGCGCCGTGGACATCGTGGGCTACCTCGCTCGCGCTGCGGGCATCGCGATCGGCACGGCGACGGGCACGGCATACGTGACCGGAACCGGCTCATCGCAGCCGCAGGGCATCGCCAACGCACCGACAGCCGGTGTGACCGGCGGAGCGGGTACTGGGCTCACGGTCTCGGGTAACGCGCTGATCGACCTGTACCACTCGGTCGTGACGGGCTACCGCAGGAACTCGTACTGGGTGATGAACGACCTCACCGCCGCGTATGTCCGCAAGATCAGGGACGACACGGGTGGCGCTGGTCTCGGTAACTTCCTCTGGCAGCCGGGGATGCAGGCGGGTCAACCCGACCTGCTGTTCGGTCGCCCGGTGGTCACCGACCCGAACGTCGCTGTGCAGGCGGTCAACGCCTACTCGATCGCGTTCGGTGACTTCTCCCAGTACTTCACCATCCGCGACGTTGCCGGGGTGCGTTTCGAGCGCTCCGATGACTTCCGGTTCAACGCCGACCTGATCGCATTCCGCTGCATCCTGCGGACGGACTCGAAGCAGGTCGTGAACGGCTCTGCCGGCGCGGTGAAGTGGTATCGGAACGGCGCTTCGTAAGCGCAGAGGACAGGCGGGGCGGGGGCCTAGCTGGACCCCCGCCCCACCTCCCCTGGAAGGAGAGCGATGAAGGTCAAAGTGCTCAACCAGATGGCGTGCCTTTCGCTCGGGTTCGAGGGTGAGGGGAACATCACCGTTCCCGACGCCGCTGGCAAGTCCCTGATCGAAGCCGGGTATGTGGAAGCAGTGTCCGAGCGCAAGGTCGAACGCGCCACCAAGGCTCCCGGCGAGAAGACCACTGCATCGAAGCCGAAGGCGAAACGATGACCGACTACCAAGCCAAGGGCGTGGGGTTCCTCCGTCACAAGGGCAAGTCGCACAAGACGCCTGTGACGAACGAGGACAACGGCAAGCGCGCCGGTCACCACGTCGAACACTGGGATGGCCGCAAGGACGCCGTCGCGACGCCCAGCACGGTCCAACTCAAAGTCAAAGCGCAGCTGGAGGATTAGATGGCGTTCTCAGTCTCGGGTCTCTACGTCGCTAACTGGATCGACATCCTCGACGCCACGCAACTTGCGATCAACACATCCCTCACGACCCATAAGTGGGCGATGTATACCAACACGCTCACCCCGAACTTCTCTTCGGACACCGCCTATTCGGCGACGAACGAAGTCTCCGGCACCGGCTACACCGCAGGTGGTCAGACGATCGTCTCCCCGACCACCACGGAGTCACCGACCGGAACCTTGATGTACGACATGGCCGACCAGGTGTGGGCCTCGCCGACGACGGTGACTGCACGCGGTGCGATCCTCTACGCCGACGCGCTCGGGGGGGATCCGCTCATCGTCGCGATGACGTTCGGTTCGGACTTCACGTCGACCGCAGGCACTTTCACTATCCAGTTCGCCGCCACGGGCGTGTTCACGATCGACTTGACGCCGTGATCTGATGGCCGTCCCTGACGACCTCCTCCTGGCTCGCGATTCCTGGAACATCGACCGTAGCGAGAAGAACGCCCTCACCGTTCAACTGGCCGATGCTCGGTTGCGACTGTCCGCCACCCAGTCAGACCTCAGCGCCTCCCAGGTGCAGGTGGCCTCACTGTTGGCTCAGGTCGCTTCCCTCGAAGCCGCCCTCGCCGAGTGCGAAGGGGAACCCCCGCCTCCTCCCCCACCGCCACCTTCGGACTGGCGCGATCCCTCCGGCTGCTGGGTCATCCGACAGGGCTACCCCTACCCCGCCACCATCACAGGGCTGAATGACCCCGGCATCGTCGGGTTCGGCCCGCGTATCTACGTCCGCGACCTGCTCCCGGCCTCGGGTCAGTTCAACCCCGCTCCCCTCACTGATGCCTTGAACAAGGCCGCAGCGCTGGGCAAGAAGATGAAGCCGCGCACGATCTGGGGTCAGTACACCCCGAGTTTCGCGATCGATCGCGTTGGGTCGGATGGTGCGCCGATCGCAGGGCCGAAGTTCTTCGCCGCCTACCGCGAACTCGCCGAGCACATGGCGACATGGGCCGCTGACAAGCCCTCGGTCCCGATGGTCGACCAGGGCTGGACATCCCTGAACTACTCGGAGCTGTACTGGGGTCCGTCCGTCCGTGCGCTCATCTCCGAGTCGCAGTTCATCGCCGACCACAAGAAGCTGATGGACATCTCGCTAGAGGTATTCGGTCCTCTCGGCATCCCGGTCGGCTTCGGTCTATCTGGTCACGGACCGATCGTGAACATCGTCAAAGGTCTGAGCGAACACGCCCTCGGCAAACAAGGGCTCTACGTCCAGGCGAACGGCTTCGCACCAGGTGGGGAGTGGGGCGGGCAACTCGAACCCGAACTCGACGCCCTCGTGTGGACGAAGCCCCTGCAGTTCGGGCTGCAGGACATCCATCCCGCCAACGGCGGGGCGAGGACCACGGCGCAGATCGACAACATGTTCAACCGCGCAGAAGCCCTCGGCGTCACGTACGTGGAGAACTACCCCGAACAGTGGCTCGCCCAATACAACCAAGCCGGCGCGCTCGCGCGGTTCAAGGAGCGCCTCCTGGCATTCGACGGGGCGGCGGCATGAATGGAGCGTCGGCGGTTCCTCGGCGTGATCGGCGCAGCGGTCGCCTGGATGTCCGGCTGGCGACTCGGCACATCTCAGGCAGAAGGTGACGTGATGGATTCAGGTCTAGTTCAATCAACTAGTGCGGCAACGGTCGGGCGACAGGGTTACGTCACGGCTACGTTCGCGAACCCGGTTCAACAGGGCAACACCGTGATCCTTATCCACTTCCATCGGCAAGTGCCGGGTGTGCCCACGTCTTCTTACCCCGGCTCTGCCGGGTTCGTGAACTCCGGCAGCGTCGCGTACGCCGGAACCCCGGCGGGCATCACCGTCTACTGCCGCCCCGGTGCCACGGTCGGTAACTCTGGTGACGTTACGTTCTCGGCTGCTACCGATACCGCTACGGCTCAGTGTCTCGTCGCGATAGAGGTTGAGGCGACCGCCACGCCCATCGCCAGTCTCATCGGGGGGTCCAGCACATCGGCTGCGACGACCCTGGCATTGGCCCCGAACCAGTTCGGTGCCGGTGAAGGGCTGCACCTGGCGATCATCGGTGCCAACGGCACCGCCAACTTCCTGGACACTTGGACGAACAGCTTCGGACAGATCGGCGCGCCGAAGTCGACGGGGGGCGGCTTGGGTGCATCGAGTCAGGCGGCGCTTACCGTCGCTGCGTCGTTCACCGATGTCGTCCACGCCTCTGGTACTGCAGAAACGTGGTCGGTATCTCGGCCGTACACGTACGCGGGTCTGAGCATCAACGTGACCTCAGACACTCTGCCTCCGCCACCCGCCGCGACCTTTAGCGGAAACGTCACGCTGGAGTCGCTGGAGATCCCCGCAGGGGCTACCGCGAACTTCGACCCCGATGTCTCCACCACCGTGACCGTTTCAGGGAACGTCGTGGTCGAGGGCACGCTGCAGATGCACCCCGCCAGCGCCTCCGTCGTTCACACGTTGCAGTTCGCGGGGATCGACGAAGAGAACTACGTCGGCGGCGGTGATGAAGTCCTGGAGTCCGACATCGGGCTATGGCTCATGGAGGAAGGGTTACTCGATGCGGTCGGCACGACCCGAACGCCGTGGGTCCGCACGACGACTTCCCTGAGCGCAGCCGCGACCTCGGCGACCCTGGCATCGGCACCGGCCGGCTGGCAGATCGGTGACACCATCGTCATCTGTCCTACCTCCCCGACGACCACTGCGACCAACTGGGACACGTTCGATGAGACCACGATCTCGACCATCGCTGGGACCGCTCTGACGTTCCCTGCGTTGACCTACGCACATCCAACCGTGGCACCCGGTGACGGGAACACCTACGGCGCGGAGATCCTGAACCTGACCCGCAACGTCATCATCCAGGGTGAGTCGGCAACCCAGCGGGCGCACATCTTCCACTCGAACCACTCCCACGAGACCAACCCCGAAGCGGTGCCGCAGACGGTTTCTTACGTCTCACTGCGTTACCTCGGCCCGCGTACCGATACCGACTTCATCCTCGGTCGGTACGCATGGCACGGGCACCACTCCGGTGACCTGAGCCGAGGATCGGTGTTCACCGGACTCGTTGCGCGAGACATCGGGTCGCACTGTTTCGTGAGCCACGATTCCCACGGCATGACATGGGATAGCTGCATCGCGTACAAGTTCAACGAGGAAGCCTTCTGGTGGGACATCAAGGACGGCGCACCCCCGAACCTCGTGGCCTCCGACCCCACCCATGACACGATGTACCTGAACTGTGTCGCCGCCAAAGGGCTTATCGCCACCGGGTCGGAACTGAAGAACCTGAACGGGTTCTCGTTGGGGCGTGGGAAGGACAACTCCGCTATCGGCTGCGTGGCCGTGGGTATCCAGGGCATCGTCAACGCGTCAGGGTATGAGTGGCCTGGGGGTGTCGCGGACTCACAGTGGGTCTTCACCGATTGCGTCGCGCACAACAACAAGGTCCACGGGATCTTCATCTGGCAGAACTCCACACGGGGCCATGTGCTGACCCGGCCGGTGTGTTTCCACAACGGGGCGTACGGCCTCAGCCATGGGGCCTATGGCAACGGCTACCAGTTCCTCGATGGCGTGTTCTACGCCAACGCATCCGGGCCGGTTCTGTTGCATGCCGCCTCGAAGGTGGACACAGCCCTGAGCGGGCAGATCGAGTTCACCGATTGCCTGTTCGACGGCAACGACCTGGCCGGGGTCCTCTACTGCATAGCCGAGGCCAAGCACAGCGCGGCCCCGGAACAGACCTCGCTGTTCGACAACTGCACATTCAAGCGCGTGACCGGTACACATGCCGCCGCCATCGGGATCACACAGGCCTACCCCTTGGTCCGCAACCCTATCTGGCTGAAGGTGCAGAACTGCACCTTTACCTCAATCGATAAATACTACTTTTCCGACGACTGCCACCCTGGGTCCTATATCGAGGACGTGGCGACCAACACGAGCTACCAGCACAAGGCCAAGTCGGGAACGCTCGACGCTACGGCGAACTCCCGCACGAACTCACCACCGGCCACGAGGACTGCGACATGAACTGGTCCACGCTTTATGACACAGCGACGGGTGCGTTGATCGGACATACATCCGTGCAGCCCACCGACGTTGATCCGGCGTGGACCGTCATCGACCACGGCCCGAACCGCCAGGACCAGACGAACGTCTGGGACCCCGCGACGCATTCATGGATACCGCGACCGCCTGACCCGCCCGGTGCTATCGCGTCCATATTCACGCTGAACGGAACGCAGCCCGTGGTGTGGTCGAACATGCCAGCAGCGAAGACGGCAGTGGCGGGTAGCCTCACCCGGCTCCCGTTGTTCGACGCGCAGTACGCACGCCTGACGACGGATGTAGGGGTGGCGGGGTTCGCTGGGGCCGTGCTGATCGCGCAGGTTTCCCTCGACGGTTCCACGTGGGTGGACGGCCCGAGTGTAGGTATCGACGCGCTGGGACTGCGGGTTTCGACGCTGGTCTCTATCCCCGCGCAGTACCGAACCGACGTGTTCTTCCGTCTCGCGGGCCAGGGCGGCAACGCCGCCGCCGACCCACAGCTTCGCTTGACCACATTGCAGGTGGCCTGATGGGCCTCATTCTGCCGCCCGCTGCGTTCACGCAGTACGAAAGCAGCTCGACCGTGCCGTCAACTGCACAGGGGGCCGTAGTGACGGCGCACTCCACTATCCACACGAAGGGCACCTATACCGAGCTGATCGCCGCGACAGCATTCGACTCCTACCTAGTCGAAGTCTTTATGAGCGAAGTGGGTGCCGGAACGACAGCCACGGCTGCGCTGGTGGATATCGCTATCGGCGCAGCGGCGTCCGAGACCGACATCATCTCGAACCTCAACGCGGGTGCTGCTGCGATCTTCGCGGGAGCCAACGTGCAGCCCGCTGGACAGAAGTACACGTTTCCCCTTTACATACCCGCTGGGTCACGAGTAAGTGCAAGGTGTCAGGCGCTCATCTCATCCGACACAGTGAACGTCCTCGTCCGACTGTGGGGAGGCCCCACTGCCCCGGTGTGGGCGGGCCAGCAAGTGACGACCTACGGAGCGAACACTGCGACATCCCTCGGTGTGGCAGTAGCACAAGGGGTTTCCGACGCTGAGGGTTCCTGGACCGAAATCACGTCCTCGTCCACGGCACCTATGTCGTGGTTGTCCTGGGGTGTCGGTATGAACGCTGACACGACGGTGCAGGGTGGGTACAACTACTTAGACGTAGGCGTGGGGTCTGCAACCGAGACTGCTGTTATGGAGAACTTCAACTACAGAACGGGCACCGGCGAACAGATCTCTTACGCAGGGTCGGCTGGGGCTCCTGTGTCCATCCCTGCCGGCGAGAGGATAGTGGCTCGCACGTCGCGGGACACTGGCGGTCCCGAATCCCACGACGTGATCCTCTATGGAGTGAGTTGATATGGCGATGCCAAGGGTGCCGATGCACGCGCGTTTCTGGGCGAAGGTGGACAAGACGCAGGACTGCTGGAGGTGGACGGGCGCTACCCGGCGTCATCGTCAATGGGCCTACGGTGTTATCCAGGCCGACGCCCCGTCACGCAAGTTGTTGCAAGCTCACAGGGTCTCGTTGGAGATGACCCTAGGGCGCGCCCTGCGGCCTGAGGAGCGGGCCTGCCACCGTTGCGATAACACTCTGTGCGTCCGTCCGGGGCACCTGTTCGTGGGATCTGCTAGGGACAACACACAGGACATGATCCACAAACGTCGTCACCCGACCTTCGTGCTTACGGCCGGGCAGGCCAGGGACATCCGTGCCCGGTATGCCAGGGGCGGCGTTTCTCAGACAGACCTCGCGCACGAATACGGCGTCACGCCGTCATGTGTGAACAAGATCGTGCGTGGGACGAGACAGAGGGAGGTGGCCTAGCCATCGCAATCACCGAAGCTTTCACCGGCACCGAAACGGTCTCCACGACCGAGTGGTCACTGACCACCGACACATCCGGACCCGACGCTGAGACTTCGGACGGTGTGTTCCAGGTGTTCCTCGACCTCAACGCGCTGGCGAAGGCCGACGTGTTCGAGTTGAAGGTCTACGAGAAGC